TTAGATTGGTCCGCAGGAGGTGCTTCTTCTGCAGGAGCGCCTTCTAGGTCTTTATCTATTTCATCTACCATATGTTTAAGTTTTGTTCCTCTTGTATAAGAGACTAAACCTATTTTAATTAACGACCTTTAAACTTTATTTTACATAATCCTGCGCAAGCTCGAGCATCTTGGTTAGTATAAATTAAACCTTTACTCCGAAACATGCGAACAGTATAAAGAAACCTATCTTAACTAACTGAATTACATTAAATTCTTCTTTAAAAAACTGGCTCATTTGCCTTGTTTAACTTTATCTACGATTGCTCGTGCTTGAGCAATGATCGGCCTTTGTTTTGCTTTACTCAGCTTTTTAAACTGTGGGCTCGAAATAAGCTGTTTCAATTTTGCTAACTGTTGCCCGCCTCCTTGCTGGGCAGGTTGCCCTTGGGGTTGTTGAGGTTGCTGAGGTTGTATCTTTCCAGTTTTCATAAGCCAATCATAAAGTTGCTGTGTCCTATCATCTACCTTCCCATATCCTAATTCCTCAAATAAAGTAGATGGGTCTATGAAGTTAAACTGTGCAAGTTTTACTGCCATCTCAGCTCTAGCCGCCTTATCTACTGGTAAGGTTGAGCCCTTTTTAACCATTACCAAAGTTCCGGATGGTATTTCACTCTTATCTAAAATAATAGTTTCCTCGCCATCACTAAATTCATTATCTTCCATGGAATACACTTTAGTCATGTGTAAGAACGCATTAAACCAATCTTCCATTAACTGCTCTACCCGTAGGACAATAGTTTCTGTCCTACCATAATCAGCGCCAGTCAATAGTTTGCGCCCACCCAGGGTCTCCTGTTGCCCTCTCTCGCCCCTTGTAGTGCTGTGTGTCCCCATTATATTATCAATCTCTCCAATACTTTGAGCTAAATCATTGATCATGGAAGCATCAACTGATCCTCCTTCAATTTTAATATCACTTATTTCCCCATTATCTAACCACACTCCAAGCATGCCATGCTTATCAATGAACTCCTGTAACCTCTCTTGAGTTATTGCCTTAGAAGAAGCTATGACCAATTTCTTTTGTTCATCAATCAAATCAGATATTTGATTTTTCCTTTTATTAACTGCGTCTTGTAAAGGGATTGCTTGTTCTATCAAACTTGTATCATCATATAAATTCTTCCCTAAATTAAAGACATTTAATAGTAAATAAGGGAATTGTGGTTCTTTGAATAAATTATTTTCTTCGTTTTTATAATCAAAGTTAGGATTCTTTTGTTTACCTAAAATTATAGTGCCAATTTTCCAAACAACCCATTCACCACTATTACCCCAAAACTCTAAATATCCCATCTTAGACTTCATTCTGTCTGCACCATATTGAGCCAGAATGTCTTTTTTCTTTTTAGGAAACTTTATTATTAGTTTTTCAAGAGTATCTTCCATTCGCTCATACATAAACTCACAATTACCTTTCTCAGTCGCTCTGGGGTCTATCCCTATTTTACTGGGCCTAACTGTTTCGGTTGTAAATCCTCCCTTTTCATCCCAGCGATATTTCCAAACACCAATTCTATAAATAAACCAATGGCGGATTATTGATTGAAGTTTTAACTGAAGTTTTTGTTTCACTTCATAAGCAATAGTTAAAACCTTGACTAATTTCTCTCTTGTGTCATTGTCAATGTTTCCTACAATTGATGGCTCAGGAGTCCTAGAGGTAAGCATGGGGATAATCGTCTCCACAGACATAAAGATTCTATTATCAATAGTCTTTGAATGTTTTGGATGAATGTCTTTTAAATCTAAATCAGTTCCTTTCCTCCAATAAAGCTCATTCTTTACTCCTATTTTATCTACGATACTTTTTAATGACTTAGCCTCACTTACAGCGCTATTAATCGCTGTAATCAAATCAGCGTCATCAGCTTTGTATTCCAAAGACTTACGCTCTGACAATATTGCTTCATTCATTTCTGTTGTATTTTTTTCTTCTGACATTTTTCTTACATAAAAAAAGCAGACAAATCTTTAATCACTATCTTAATGATTACAGATTTGTCCGCTTTTAGAAGTAGTTTTATTAAAACGCTTAAAAGTGGGACTATTTAATTATTATAAATTCTCTAACTCTCGTAATGCTTTGAGGTAAACTTTGTCTTACAACAATTTCTATTGTGCCAAACTTCAGGTTTCTTATAATCCTCAACAACTCTAATTCTTGTCTTTTCACTTCAGTCATTATAGTTTTATCTTTCTGACTTGTCAAGTGTTTTTTATTAGGCATAATATTAAGTTCTCCAATCCTGTTTACGAAACATCTTGTCTGCCATTGCTTGTGGGCTAGGAGATTGCGGGTTATGAATACGAGATTTTTCTTCTTTCTCCCAGTTCAACAATTTACCTCCTCCTCTTCTTTGTAAAGCAATCCATTCATAAATAGTTGCGAACACTTTGTGATTTTCTCCTTCTGTTTGCCAAACTTTTCTTGTGATACCAATGTTATCTATCTCTTCAGTTTGATAAACTGTTTCCCAATGTTTGATATACTCGCTTAAATCTTCTGGCACCATATCATAAAATCTTAACTTCTCATCAACAAAATCATCTATCACTCTTTGGATTATTTTACTCCTATCTACATACACAGCCATATTCTTACCGTCCCATTTAATAGCGTCTGGTCTGTCCTTATCTCTTTTGAAATAGCAGAGCCAAACCTTACCTCTATATTTATCTCTTAACTTTCTTGGCTTAGTTAAATCTCCCAGGGCGTCAAACACATTCAAGGTATCATATTTCTTCATTAAAAACTCTATCTCATCCCAGTCTTTTGTATCGCCTACTTTAAAAATACCCTGCGCGTTTCCTATAACATAGTGCATTACTAATCCTGTATCTACTCCCATTACATTCTTAACTTTTATATTCGGCTCATCATAAACTACATTCTTTAATATCAATTCCTTATCTACCACTACGTCTGAACCTCTATAAGGTAAACCTAAAGCAAAGTTATAGAAGTATTGTTTTGTTTTGGTCTCCTCATTCTTGATCATATCCCTAGCACTAATCCAAGGAGCAATAGTGTGGGGAATATAATAACCACTAGCTTCTCTATCATATTTCTTAACCCAAAACCCTTGCCTGCGAGTTTCATCATCAATTTCTTTTTTACATTTCTGACAAATAAATATCTCTCGTTCTCTGTCTATGTTTTCAAAATAATCTAGCCATTGTAATTTGTTACAATGAGGGCATTTAATAAACCAATGCTTCTGATCTGATTGTTCCCAAATCTGTTGAGTCAAAGTTCCGGGAACAGTTGGGTTAGAGAAATACCATTTACCTTTATAGGCGCTTGCTTCTAATCTTGACTCATACTGTTCTAAAATAATCTGATCACTTCTGTCTGACTCATCCATAATCAGTAAATCAGCAGTAAACATTGTTCCTACTGCGGACTCCATCTTTTCTTTTTGTGTCTTACCACTCACAGTTCCCCTATAATAGATAAAACTTTTGTCAACTTGTTTCTGCAAAACTGTATCCTTATCTTTAGTCCATTCAGCTAGCTGTAAGTTATTTGATATGATCGGGTTTACCTTTGAAGGAACAAACTGGCCTACATCTGAAAAGGAGGGCAATAAATAGATTATATTCCACTTCTTATACTTAGCCGCATACATACTCTTTATAATCGCCATTGTTGAGAATCCTATCTGGCTAGCTTTCCTTGATACTTGGGTAGGCGTCCAGTCCTCATAAATATCTTGAAGGAATGGATGGTTACTAAACTCTATGGGGTCTCCTCGTTCTGTCTTTGTTGCATTATCTTCCAGCCAAAATAATATTTCCTTTTCCCAACTACTTGAAATAAGATTACTAAATTGCTCTTTTGTTATTTTTTCCATTTTTAAAAATATGTTCCCAGCCTTTTATGTACTTCCTTGGGTTGCCTCCACCTACTGCGAGATTCTTCTTATCAGCCCTATCCCGATCAGTCCCAACGTGCGGGTTCTTATCACTACCATAAAGTTTAGAAAAGTAATCATTGCTATATCCATCCCTACTTAAAGGTTGTTGAACATCTGCTATTTCTTGCCTTGTACTTATTTTTGGCTTTTTGATATTAGCCATATTTATAATCCCATA